GCGGTCAGGGAGCAATACGAGGGCGACCGTGATGCTTCCCGGCGCTCACGATCGGGTAACACCAACAAGGCCAACAGCGTCACCACCGAACCAATCAGGGTCACAAATTCAGCGTGGCCGTGGCCGACGGGGGACCGGATCGTGGGAGTCGCGATGGTTGGTATCCCGCGCCCCCGTCATTTCAATGACGGGCTGACGCTGGAGGTCAACCGCTCGTGCACCGACGGAACACCGAACGCCAACTCCATGCTCTACGGCGCAGCGTGGCGAGGTGCCAAGGCAATGGGGTATCGCCGACTGATCACGTACACCCTTGCGAGCGAGTCGGGTTCGTCGCTGCGAGCCGCCGGCTGGCGTGTAGTCGCTGTGCGGCCACCACGGGAGGGCTGGGACATGCCGGGCCGTCCACGTGTCGACAAGACCGGGAACGGCGTGCAGCGCACTCTCTGGGAGGCGGTCTGATGCCTGAACGTATCCAGTTGCGCCGCACCAAGGGCTGGCGCAAGCCCGAGGGCGCGATCGTGGTGGCGCGGCCGAGTCGGTGGGGCAACCCATGGGTGGTGCACGTCCACAGTCCAAGCTGCGGCCAGGAACTGCTGATGTGCCCTGACTACATCGCCGACGACCGAGCCGACGCCACTACAAAGTTCCGCCACGCCGTGCTGTACCCACTGACAGGTCAGCCGCCGGTACCCACTCCGGACGAGATCCGCGCCGAGCTTGCCGGCCACGACCTGGCTTGCTGGTGCCCGCTCGATCAGCCGTGTCATGCCGACGTACTGATCGAAATCGCTAACTCCACAACCGAATCGGAGGTAACGGCGTAATGCCGCATTTCAAGGTCAGCGACGACTCGCACTCGCACCCCAAGGCGATCATGGCCGGGGATGCAGCGTGGGGCATGTGGAACCGCGCTGGCTGCTGGTCGATGGCCTATGGCACGGACGGATTCGTGCCCGAGTGGTGGGTCAAGCAACAGCCCCAGGGTGCAGCCAAGGCCAAAGCGCTCATCGGTGCCCAACTGTGGCGCCGAGGCGAGTACGAGGGCGATCGTCCGGAATACCAAGGGCAGAAGGGCTACACATTCCACGAGTGGCGCCAGGACAGCTACGAGAAGGTCGAAGCTGACCGCGCGAAGTGGCGTGACAAGAAGGCCAACCAACGCGGCTCGGTTCACCGCGTGTCCCCCGGGGACAAACGGGGGGACAACATCGGGGACACCCGAGGGGACTCCCGCGAGAGTCCCGGGTATATACCCAATACCCAATACCCAAAGAACTCTGGGGAACCTAAGAGCGTTAGTCCCGACTCGACCGAGCGCGAGCCGCGCAGCGCACCCGTCACGCCAGCAGCCAATCGGCTTGTCAGCGAGCACATCCCCGCCAAGCACCCTGCAGCCGTCCGAACCGAACTGCGCCTACAGGCATCCGCGCTGCTCAAGGACGGCCAGTCCGAGGAGCTGGTCGGCGCGGCGCTCGCGCTCTGGACCACCAAGGGCCTGCACCCGAAGACCCTGCCCAGCTTGGTATCCGAGCTGATCAACGGCCGAAATCAGCCCAACCGCAACACGTCTGAGCACGCCCAGGCGCCGCCCGCCGCGCGCAAGGTCGGCATCGGTCTCGACCTCGCACGCGAATTCGCCAACCAGCCCGAACAACCCGCATTGGAGGCATGATGACCACCCGGAACTACCCCCAGATCGCCGCGCTGGTGCTCACGAAATGCGCCGCCTACGACCCGTATCTGACCGCTCCGACCAAGGAAACCTGCCTTGCATGGGCTGAGCAATTCGAGCTGTACGGGCTCGATCTCGACGACCTGACCAAGGCCGTCACGAAGGTCTACAGCGAGCACGGATCGGGCTATCGGCCACTGCCCAAGGACATCACCGACGCCGCCCGGGCCATCCGGCGCGAGCGCACCGAACGCGAGTCCAGTGAGCAGCGCGAAGCGCGCGAGGACCGGCTCGACGCGCGACCTGGGCTCGTCGACCACCGCCGCGAGATCACCCAATTCGCGAGCACGTTTGGAGCTATCCAGTGAGTGACCTCGACATCGCATTCGACGCCGACTACTGCGGCAGTAGCCACCCCGACGGGGAGTGCAGCCTGCCCAGTGGACACAAGGGACACCACGAAAACCTGTATGCCCGGTGGCCTGCCGACTGGGGCTGGTGCATCGGCGGCGATCAGGGGATGCCCACTACTGAGACCCAGTACGCCATCGAGCCGAGCCCGCACGACTGCGCACGGTTCCACACCGACGAACTCGCGAGCGCGATCGAGGAAGTGTCCAACTACCGCGAGGGCGCCCTGATCATCACGCGCACGGTCACCTATGGACCATGGCGCTACGTCACCCCCGAGGAAATGCAGGCCACGGAATGAGCGAGCACCCCCGCCCGTACATACCCCGGCGCCCCCGCCCGAGCGCGTCGCGCGGCCCCGTGGTCGCCGCCTACGCCGACAAGATCGACTACCCGTGCGAGCACTGCCACGTCGAACCGGGCAGCTGGTGCAAGACGCCTGACGGCCGCGACCAGATCGCCCCGTGCTGGAACCGCGGCGCCAAGGTGGGCACGCGATGAGCGCCGAAACGCCGTGGTGGGCAGCGGGCCCGACCCGCGACGACGCGCCACCGCCCAGCCTTGCCGGTCGCTTGTGCGACGGATGCGTACGGCCGGGATGCCCGGAACATTGCCCGTTTCAACCGGAACCGAAAGGACACAACCGATGACCACCCACCCGCAACAAATCCTCGACAAGATGATCGAGGTCGCCGAAGACCCCACCACCTCGCACGCAACGCTGGTGTTCGGACTCAAGGAACTACCCCACGACGACCTCGCGCAAGCGCTCGCGCTGGCCGTCCAGCGGCTCGCAGCGGCACGAGCCGTCGGCACAGCGCTGCAGGGACGGGCGGCCAATCTATGAGCGGGCCGCAGCGATTCCGTAAGAAACCCGTCGAGATCGAGGCCATGCGGTGGGACGGCACCGCCGAGGGTGCAACTGCCGCCATCGACTGGATACTCAGTCTCGGCGGCACGGCAAGGTACTACGCACCGGGGGAATGGGATCAAGGCGAGACTGATGGCGCCTATCTCGTCATAGACACTCTTGAAGGCCGGATGCTCGCCAGTCCTGACGACTGGATCATCCGAGGCGTGGCGGGCGAGTTCTACCCCTGCAAGCCAGACATTTTCGAGCAGACCTACGAGCGGGTTGAAGAGTGACCATCGTCCTTGGCATCGACCCGAGCCTCGTCAGCACCGGACTCGCCGTGCTACGCGACGGCGTTCCGGTCGCGCTGCACTCGATCGGCTACGGCGGTCACGACGGCGATTCGTACGCCACCCGCAGCCGGCGCGTGCGCGCCGTGTGCCGAGCAGTGATCGAGTGGGCACTACGCGACGGCCGGCCAGATCTCGCCGTCATCGAGGGGCCCGCCTACGGCCAGTTCCTACCCTCGACGTTCGACCGCAGCGGGCTATGGCACGGCCTGTACGGCGCCCTGGACGCCAAAACGGTTCCCGTCGCGGTAGTTCCCCCGCAGACCCGCGCCAAGTGGGCCACCGGCAGCGGACGGGCCGAGAAAGGCGAGGTGCTGGCCAACGTTCGCGAGTGGTTCGGGCCCCGAGTCAAGGTACTCAACCACGACATCGCTGACGCCGCGGTGCTCGCGCTCATGGGTGCGTTCCACCTCGGGGAGGCGATGCCGTTCACGGTCAAGGAACGTCACTACATCGGATTGGGAGCAGCGGCATGGCCGAATTGACATTGCACGACATGCTGAGATGGCCACCGAATCCATTCCTGACGCTCCCCGACGATCCATTCGACCCAACTCCGTGGTTCAGCACGTTCTACAAAGACGTAGACCTCGACGCGATCGACTGGGCCGACGAGATGCGCAAGCTACCAGGGCAATTCACCCAACTGTTGTGCTTCCCGGGATCGCTCGACGAACGCGTAATCGCCCAAGCTGTTCACGAACTGACCGAGGAGCTGATGCGTTGACCAACTGCCGCAAGTGCTCCCAGCCCGCACAGCTGTTTCTGTGCCCGAAATGCGTGGACGCGCTGCGTGAGCACACCACCCAACTGGCCTGGCTGATCGAGCGTCTCGACGAGACCGTGACCCGCCAAGACAAGCTCGCCAGCCCCATCATCGGTAAGGCCAGTGACGAACCATTGCCGTTCAACGCCAACGCATCGGAAATCGCCCATCGGGCACGCGGAACAATCACCACATGGGTGCGCGCCATCTGCGAGCACCGCGGTATCACATTCGAGCCCGTGCGCGTGGTGCCGCTCGACTTCATCGGACCCCTGCCCGACGCACGCTGGCGACGACTGCCTCGCCGCTACCGGCCGACACTGGCCGACATGTGCGACTGGCTCGCCGAGCATGTGCACGCCATCGCGCTCACCCCTGGCGCCGAAGAATGCGCACTGGACATGGCCGAACTGTGCGAATCCATCGTGCGTGCCGTCAATCGTCAAGAACGCCACTTCGCCGGCCCGTGCCCCACGATCAAGGGGCACGACCGGCGCGGCCAGCAGATCACCTGCGGACACATGCTCTACACCCAAGGCGACGAACAGTTCGTCGAATGCCCCACATGCAAGGCCAAGATCGACGCGCCCAAGAACCGGCTACGCACATCGGTAGACCGCGACCTGATGCCCGAACCCAAGCTGCTCGAAGCATTACGCGCTGTCGAAGGTGGCCTCGATGAGGACGGCAACCCCAAGCCGGTGCCGTCCAAGAATCACCTTCGGCGCTGGATCAAGAAACGCCAGCTGCACATCCGAGGCTGGCTGCACCAAGGACGGGTGGTGCCGCACTACATCCAGTACCGCGATCCGCGTGTATTCAGTTTCAGTCAGGCCCAACACCTATGGTGGAAAGAGCAGTCGTAAAAGAAGCCGGAGGGCACATGACTACCGAGACCGTGCAGTGGCGCAAATGCGTGTATCAGCTGCGCTCCTGCCAGATTTGGACGAGCGCGGGGCATGTCCTCGGACATACTCAAGCATTTGTCGGTCCGCGTGACGAAGACGGTTCGCCCACGCTCGTCAACCACCCCGCGCCGATCTGCCCGTCATGCCTGGCCCTCGATCCCGAACCATTGCCCGCAGACGCCGACCTTGCTTGCATGCCGGAGCCGCCGCGCAACGGCAACGGAGCGTTCGTCTCCAAGATCGAACACCCACGCAAGAAGGCAGATCCGCCGTGCTGCTGCCACTCGATCATCAAAGACGAACACGGACGCCTACAGTGCCTTACCCACGGCGATGTCACCGACCGTCGCGGCAACCCCTCGATAGCCGACGTACGCCTGGACAGCTACAAACGCTGGTCGTACCGGAACTAACCGCCACGCGAGGCTAAGTCAATATGCCCGCACCCCCGCTGACCAGCTAGAATCATAGTTGCCATCTATTGTGCTACCCGAAAAACCCCGGCCTAGCTGGGGTTTCGTTATATCTGGGGGTGAATGCGATGGTCTGGTCTGACCGACGGACACCCCGACCTCCCCGGGTAGCTGAGCAGCGCATGCGGACCGACGCGCTACGGCGGCTGTCTCACCGGTGCGGAGCGCGAGGCGATGGCAAGCCCGAGACCGACGGCTGTGGCCGCACCGGCGTGTACCTGTTCTGCGATCACATCGTGGCCCACTGGCGTGGTGGTGCCACGCACTGGCGTAACGCGCAGCTGTTGTGCGAGCCCTGCCACAAGCCCAAGAGCAACCGCGACGCGAGTGATGCCAGAGCGCAAGCACGAGCTAGCAGACCCAAGTGTCGCCCGCCTGAGCGTCATCCGGGCCTGATCACCAGGCATACCGAGCAGTAGCTACTGCCCTACTCCACATATGCCCTGGTAGTAGGGGTGGGGGGATAACCCGGCTACCCCCTATGCATCGCCGGAACGCTTTAGCACGCACCCGACTGCGTGCGCGAAGTTCCGGATTTTTCGACACCGCAAATCGCAAAGGAGCACGGCAATGACCTTTCACAACCCGAATTCGAGCGCTGACATCGATCACCGGTTCGCGTTCCACGCCGCCACGACCGAGGAGAAGCGTGCCGAGCACGGCAGTGTCCGCGCCGCGTGCAAAGAGCTGGCGCACAAGCTCGACCGCGATCTACCCCCAGGGCGCGAGAAGGCGCTCGCGCTGACCAAGCTCGAAGAGGCGATGTTCTGGGCTAACGCCGCCATCGCTCGCGCGAACTAGCGCACCAAGTCTCTGCCCGACCGAAGGCGGCGGGCATCGATCTGCACAAGGAGGCAGACCGAGATGACCACACCCGACATCCCGAAAGTACCGACCGGACTGCGCAAGGGCGGCAAGGAACTGTGGACCAGCATCCACGCCAAGCACTACGTTCTGCGCCCGGATGAGTTGCGGATTCTTGAGGACGCGTGCCACCAGGCGGACCTCATCGACGAGCTGAATCGCGAGCTGCGCAAGCAGCTGCGCGCCGGCAGGTTCACGGTGGCCGGCTCGATGGGCCAGCAGGTGAGCAACCCGCTGATCTCGGAGATTCGGCAGCACCGCGCCACGCTGACGCAGATGCTCGCCAAGCTCAAGTTGCCCGACCTGGCCGGCGAGCCGAGCGGCAACGCAGGCGATGGCCCGGTGCGCGGTGAGCAGCAGCGCAATGCCGCCAATTCGCGTTGGTTCGTCCCGCCGCAGGCCCCGGCGAGCTAGATGGCGTCTATCGGCGCCCCGGCGCTGATCCGCAAGCACGACTACTCGGACATCGTTGCGTGGTATCGCCATCACGTCCCGCGTGCGGCACCGCCGAAGTACGGCCGGTTCGAGCCGATCCGCATCGGCCCGTCGTGGGACTGGACCGAGGAGCGCGGCTGGAATCTCCCCGAGCACTCGCTCGGCTGGGAAATGCTCGGCTGGACCGGGTATTGGCTTAAGGACGGCACCGGCCAGCAATGGCAGTGGACCATGGAGCAGTCCCGCATGCTGCTTTGGTGGTGGTCGCTGACACCCGAGGGGCGCGTGGCGCATATGACGCAGACGTGGCAGCGACTCAAAGGCCACGGCAAGGATCCGCTCGCCGCCGGCGGGGTCGCGCTGCCTTCGGCGTTCGCACCCTGCATTTTCGACCACTGGGGCCCTGACGATCAGCCGGTCGGCCGCGAGAATCCGAACGCGTGGGTTCAGGTGCTCGCCGTCACCGAGGATCAGACTAAGAACACCCTCGGCATGGTTCGCCGAATGCTCACCGACGAATGCATGAAGTACTACGGCATCAGCATGAGCGCGGTCACGTGCCAAGGGATGCGACAAACCCGGTTGATCCAAGGCGTCACCTCGAACTATCTGGCGATCGAGGGCAAGCAGACCGACACGATCATCCGCAACGAAACGCAGAACTGGAACAGCTCGAACCACGGGCACGATCTGGCCGGCGCCGCTGACGGTAACCGCACCAAGATCGCTCAGGGCCGCATGCTCGACATCTGCAATGCCTACCGGCCCAACGACGGATCGGTGGCGCAGGTCGAGCGTGAGGGCTGGGAGGCCACCCTCGACCGCACCGACCTCGATGACGACGACGACGAGGAGCGCGAGCAGTTCGCCAAGGTCGGCCACCTCTACGACTCACTGGAGGCGCCGGCCAACGCGCCGCTGACCGCCGAGGCCATCCCCGAAGTGATCGAGGTCGTACGCGGCGACTCGATCTGGCTAGACCCCGAGACGATCCTCACCTCGGCGCTCAAGAAGTCGACGCCACCGAGCGAGTCACGCCGAAAGTGGTTCAACCAGATCAAGTCAGCCGATGACGACTGGATTGAGCGCGAGAAGTGGGACGCGTGCAAGGGCGATAGGTTCGTCGCCGACCGTGAGCGGATCGCGATGTTTCTCGACTGCTCCAAGTCCGACGACGCCACCGCGCTCATGGGCTGCCGGCTCTCAGACGGACACGTGTTCACGATCGGTATCTGGGCGCGTCCATCACGTGAGCGGCCGAAGCCGGGCGATCCGGTCTGGCTGGTGGATCGCGATGCCGTCGACCATCGCGTCCGAGAAGCCAAGGACCGCTGGAAAATCATCGCGTTCTGGTGTGACCCATCGGGGGCGCGCGATGACGAGACTGGCGAGCGGTACTGGGACACCTACATCGAGGAATGGCGACTGCTGTTCGGCACCACCCTGACCGTGCTGCCGGCGGTCAAGACCGGGCCCTATGCGCATCCGATCATCTGGGACATGCGCAACCCGATCCACACGCAGCTGTTCGTCGCCGAGGCTGAACGGTTCGTCACGGAAGTCAACGAAGGCAAGCTCACACACGACCGCAACGGCCTGCTACGCCAGCACGTCATCCAAGCCAAGCGAGCACCGAGCAAGTACGGCATCTCGCTCATGAAAGAACATCGCGAGTCCGCCAAGAAGATTGACGCCGCCGTGGCCGCTGTCGGTGCGCGGCTCATGTACAAGCAGATCATCGGCAAGCCGAGCAAGGGCAAGTACGCCCCTGGTCGCGGTCGCATGCTGAGCAGACGTTAGGAGGGCCGTGTGACGCTTCCGCATCTCCCCGCCCCGGTGCTCTCCCCGGTCAGCCCGGATCTGACCAGCCGCGAGCAAAACATCGCCTGGCGTCTAGCCTCGGTGCTGTTCAGCCGGCGCCCGGAGTACCTGGAGTCACGGCAGTACTACGAGGGCACGCAACTTGTTCCCTCGCTGGGTATTTCGGTACCGCCCGAGCTGGAGTCCCTGCGCGCGATCGTCGGGTGGGGTGGTTCGGGTGTTGATGCGGTGGTCGACCGTCTACTGCTGCAAGGGGTACTCCTCAAGGGCAAATCCGAGGTCGACGACGAGCTACAAGAGATCTTCCAGGCCAACAACATTGACGCAGAATCACCTATGGTGCATGAGGATTCGCAGGTATGCGGCAACGGCTACGCCCTCATCGGAAACGGCGCCGACGGGGCAATCATCACCGGAGAATCGCCCTTGAACATGACGGCGCACGTCGATCGCGCCACCGGAATCACGACGTGCGCGTACCAGACCTACATCGACGCTGATCCGGCCAGCGAGCACTACGCGAGCATGCGGGGCACGATCTACTTGCCTGAGGTGACCACACACATGGTGTCCACCGCTGGCACGTGGAAAGTCATCGACCGCGACGAGCATCCCGATACTGCCGAGTTCGGGTGCCCGGTGGTGGCATTCCCGAACCGCCCCACCACTGGGAACCGTTGGGGTATATCGGAAATTGCCCCGGCGTGGCGCAACTGCATGAACCGGGCGGCCCGCACATGGGTTGAACTCGAAGTGATGCGCGAGTTCCACATCATTCAGAAGATCATGCTTCTCGGCGCCACTGAGAAGGCATTTCAGGACGGCCAGGGCAACTACAAGACGGTGTGGGAGTCCTACGCCGACATCATGCCGGCGATCGAGCCTGACGAAGACGGAAATGTCCCCGAGGTCAAGGTCATTCAGGGCCAATCCCCCGAGGGCCTACTCAAGATCATCGACGGCGAGGCGCGGCTGATGTCGGGGTACACCGGCCTGGACCCGCAGAGCATGGGCATCATCAGCACCGGCAACCCGGTCTCTGGTGACTCGATCACCAAATCCGACTTCCGGCTCAAGCGCCGCACCGATCGCAAGACGCAGGGCTACGGCAACGCGTGGGTGAACGTCGCCAAGTGGACCTACCTTGTGCGCGGTGAGCGCCGCGACGAACTCAAGCGCGCCGAGGCCGATTGGGGCCCCACCGGTATCCCGACGCCGGCCGCCGACTCAGATGCCGTGACCAAGCAGATTGCCGCCAAGCTGATCCCGGAGCGCTCGGAGACCGGCCTGGCCAAGCTCGCCTACAGCGCGATCCAGCGCCAGAACATCGCCGAGGAATGGCGCGAATTCGACGGGCGCGCGCTCATCGAGGCGCTGGTCGATCGCGTGCGTGAGCGCGCCCAGCAGATCGATCTGGGCCAGGGCGAGCAGCAGTCCGAGGCGCCGGCCAATGGCAACGACGCCTGACCTCAAGGTCTGGCAGGCCGCCGGCGAGCTGTTGACCGCGCAAGCAACCGCGCAGCTCGGCGCCCAACTCGCCGGTATCAGCTGGTCGGGCACTGGCGTCGCGGCGGCTGTGACCACGATCTATCGGGGCATCGTCACCGCATACCGACGCTCGTCATCGACGCTTGCGTTGCAGATGTACGCGGACATGCGCCGCCGCGCGGGAATCGACGGCCGATCCCCCAGGGTGATGGCGCCGGATCCGGCATCGGAGTGGATTGACGCCAAGGTGGCCAGCGCGTTCAAGATCTCCGCGAAAGCGGTCAGTCTGGCGGCCGAATCGTCATCGGATACCACCGACCTCGGCCCCCGAGAGTCCATCGACATCACCGGCGCCCATGCCGTCGAGAACATCGTGACGGCGCGGCTGTCGAACTCGATTCAGCGCATGGTCGCCTCGGGCGGGCGCGAAACCGTTGCGATGACCTCAGCCGAGGACGGCGCCAAGTACACCCACGCACCGACGAAACCGGCTGCACCCCGGGGAGATCCGACGCACTACGTGCGGATGCCCACCAACCTCAAGCCGTGCGCCTTCTGCGTCATGCTGGCCACCCGCAACGCCGATTGGCGCGCATACAAGACCGCGCAGTCGGCCGAGTTCGTCGTCGGCGGCCCCCGGGGCGCCGAGCGCGGCACCCGGCGGGTCGGGGATCGCTACCACGACCATTGCCAGTGCATCGCCGTCCCGGTATGGGGCGCCGAGGAATTGCCGTTTGACCGCACCGGCTACTACGAGATGTACGCAAAAGCGTCCGCAAATGCGGGCACCGGCAAGACAAAAGACGTTCTGGCGGCCATGCGCCAGATCTACGGCATCGCTTGAGGCCGTACCAACCCGGCAAGTGCCGAACCCCCCGAAAGCCCAAGGAGGCTGACGTTCCCATGCCCGATGCACCGACCCCGAACAACATGCCCGGAGCCCAGCCGGAAGCACCCGCGACGCCAGTGGCCCCAGCACCGGTGCCCACACCACCGTGGGGAGACAACCCCGCCGACTTCGACCCTAAGAAGGCGTGGGACTTGATCACGAACCTGCGCGCCAGCGAGGACACCAGCAAGGGCACCATCGCTTCCCAGCGTGGCGAAATCGATTCACTCAAGGCCCAACTCGCCGAAGCGCAGCCACTCTTGCAGGCCGCCGACGAGCAGCGCCGCCAAGAGCAGGGCGAGTTGGCAACCGCTCGGGAGGACAACCAGAAGCTTGCCGACCGGCTCGCCGCGATCGAGAAGTCGGTCCAAGATGCCCGTTCGGCGGCATTGCAGGCCAAGGCCGAGGCGCTGGCATCGAACCGTGACGAGAATCGCGCGGGCAGCGCGTTCGTCAACCCCAAGACAGCGGCGAAACTTATCGATCTGTCCGAATGCCTCACCGAGGCAGGAGAAATCGATGAGGCCGCCATTGCGTCGAAGCTCGACGCACTCGCACAGACCGACCCGTATCTGGTCGCTACGGCGCCCACACCGGGCCGCAAGCCCAATCCGGCGCAAGGGCACGGAGGCGGGGCTGTCCCGTTGGATGCGCAGATCAAGGCCGCCGAGGAACGCGGCGATGTCATGGCATCCATCGCCCTCAAGCAACAGAAGCACTACACCAAGTAGATAGGAGACCATCATGGCCGGAATCACCGGTATCGGAACCACATTCAACGAGCCCAACTACCACGGCGAGCTGTTCGCGCAGACTCCGATCGACACTCCGCTGCTGTCCATGGCCGGCGGCCTGGGCGGCGGTAAGCAGACCGGTGCCACCGAATTCGAGTGGCAAACCTACGACCTGCGCAAGCCCGAAGTGCGCCCCCGCAAGGAAGGCGACGACGCACCCAACCCCGAGGCGCGGGTCCGTGCGAACGTCAAGAACGTCGTGCAGATCTTCCATGAGACCGTGGGCACCAGCTACACCAAGCAGGCCACGGCCGCGCAGCTGGCCACCACACAGTCCGCACCGTTCAACTCGACGGACGGTCTGGGATTCGGCAACCCGGTCGGCAATGAGCACACCTGGCAGATCGCGCAGGCGCTCAAGCAGATCGCCCGGGACGCCAACTACGCGTTCTGGCACGCCAAGAAGAACGTGCCTACCGACAACACCACCGCCCGACAGATGGGCGGTCTGCTGTCGGTGATCAACACCAACAAGAGCTTTGCCTCGCCCGAGGTCACCGCCACCACGGCGACCGACACCGTGACGGCCGCCGCGAACGGTCTGGCCAACGGCGATCAGGTGGTGTTCACCGACACCGGTGCTGCGACCGGCATCCGTCTGGATGAGTCGTACTACGTGGTCAACGCAGCGGCAGGCACGTTCAAGGTCGCGGCCACCGCTGGCGGCACCGCGATCACCTTGGGCACCGCGAACGTCAAGTACGTGCAGGTGTCCGGATCGGCCGCCGCGACGACCGGCGTGAGCGTGGATCGGATCAACGCGTTCGTGCAGGGCATCTTCGACAACGGCGGCCTGACACAGGGCGATAGCCGCGTGCTGTTCGTGCCGTCGATTCAGAAGACCCGGATCACCAAGGCGTACGCGACCGCATACGGGTCGAACGTCAACGGCGCCCTGGGAACCTCGGCGGGTCACACCGTCGGCGGTGTTGCGGTGGATGCCATCACGACCGACTTCGGTCAGCTGTACATCGCCGTCGAGCGCGCCCTGCCCAAGGATGCGATCGTGGCGCTGTCGGTCGAGCAGATTGACCCGGTGTTCCTGAACATCCCGAACAAGGGTGTTCTGTTCGAGGAGGCGCTGGCCAAGACCGGCTCGACGGACAAGACGCAGGTCTACGGCGAGATCGGCCTCAAGTACGGGTCCGAGCGCGCTCACGGCGTCTACCGGGGCCTGGCGGTCGCCTAGCCATGACAGCGCCCGCGAATCCCCCGCAGCCCTATGCGTCGTCGGCCCAGCTGGCCACGTATATGCAAGTCGAGGATGTCGAGCCCGCGTGGCACGCGACGGCCACGATGCTGCTGGGGTTCGCGGCGCTGCTGATCCGCACCGAGTACACCGATATCGACTCACGCGATCCTGCGATCGATCCCGAGTTGCCCAAGCTGGTATCGCTGGAGCTGGTCTCGAACAAGATGATCGAGAACGCCGCCGGCGGGGTCACTCAGGTCACCGAGTCCATGGAGGACATTTCGGTAACTAAGACGCTCGGCAAGGGTCAGCGTTTCGGCGGACTGGCGCTCGATGAGTGGGCGCGCTCGCTGCTGGCACCGGAGCCGTCCTCGGGGCCGCGGGCGTTCGCCATCAAACGCGGTACCGGCACGGTTCCCAACAACCCCTATGACAACCAGGCCCTTGGGACGGTTCGAGGGGCACCGTGGGTCCTCTGATTCGGGTCCGCTACGGCGAGACCGTGCAGCGCACTCGCGTGGTTCGCACCGGCGATGCTGACAGCGCATCGGGGCCGGTGCCAATCAAGCGCACAGCGTTCGGGCGCGCGCAGAGCATCGTTATCAACGACGACCAGCGCGGCCGGCGCACTGTCATCGAGCGTAATTGGTTCTGCCCGCGAGGCGAAGACGTACGCCAGGGCGACCGCATCGAGCGCACCAACGGTGAGGTCTACTCAGTGATCTCGCCGCCACTGGGCGATGTCGACCACCCCTTGAGCGGGCACAACCTCGGCGTCAAGAAGCACCGCGTACGGACGGTGAGCGCCCCTCATGGATGACATCCATATCCCCAAGCCGAATCCGGCGCTGACCGCGATTCTCAAGTCCCCCAAGATGGCCCGCATTGTGCGACTCAAGACCGAATACGCCAAGGTGCGTTATCGGGCGATCGTGGCCAAGCGATCACGGCGCCTGGCCGCTTCGGCACGCGTCAAGCTGTCGATCGGCGGCTACAAGAATGACCGCTGGGTCGGTCAGCTCATCGTCGGCGAAGGCCTCAAATACGGCGCTTCGCACGAGTTCGGCCACGAGGCTGCCCGCAGCACCGAGTCTGGCCAGTACGTCGAGCGCTTCCCGGCTCGCCGCCGCGCAGTGCGCAAACGCAAAGCAAGAGCTGCAAAGGATCTCAAGCAAGTGTTGCGATCACTGAGGAACTCATGATGGCGATTCCCTGGCTACCCGACTGGTACGTGCCCAGTTGGCCCTCGGCCGAAGACGCCGTACTGGCGCTGTACCGCCCGCTGTTCCCGACCGGGGTCGGCGGGGCCGTGCAGGTGGTCAATCAGTTGCCCGACGACGAAGCCGGCACCGGCTGGACGGGCCGAATCCTGTTCGTGGCCCGCGCAGGTGGTGCGGCGGTGACTGTGCGTCACGACCAGGCGGCCATGCAGATCGCCGCTATCACTGACTCTCGTGCTGATTCCCTGATCCTGTCGGGGTTCGTGCGGGACATCAATACCAGCATCGAAGACGACGAGATCGAGGTCGAACTCGACAACGGCAGCGTCGCCACGATCACCGAAGTGGTGGAAATCGCTGGCCCCGAGGAAGTCCCGGGGATGGAGTACGACGAGCGGATCATCCCCGCGACGTATCTATTTACCTTCGCAAATCCACTGGAAACCCCAGACTACAGCGGCTATCTCGGCCTCTGATTCATGAAAGGAATTGGCAGTCATGACAACTCCCGTTCTCCCCGCATCCATCAAGGCATTCAAGGGCGCCAAGAAGGCATTGCAGCTCGCCCCACTCGACATGGCCGTTTTGGTCGGCCGCGCCGATCGCGTCGCATCGTTCACGCGCAACATCGAGGGCCCCGACAACAAGCCGCTGATCCCCACGGGCATCGCCGGCGTTGGGTACCTGGCCAAGGACACCAGTATCGGTGTCAAGTTCGACATCTCATCGAATGACATCGATTCGGCCGGTGAGGGTTTGCCGACTCGAATCATCATCGATCGGCAGTCGATCGAATTCGATTTCGAGATGCGTCAGACTGGCCGTCAGGCATTGGAATTGCAGTTCAGTGCCGACTACTCGAACGTGACGCCGACGGCGGCCACGGGTGGTATTCACGCACCGATCGCCACGGTTCCCGAGAATCAGGACTACCGCGCGATCATCTTGGGCAAGGACAGCTACCAGGCCAAGCCGATCTACTTCGGCTATGTGCTGAACATGGTGCAGGTGTCAGGCGTCGACAACCAGAAGTGGGACCAGAAGAACACCCTTCTGTGGCACCCCACGCTCAAGACGATCGCCGACGATGAGGATCTGGAGAACCTGGGCGAATTCTTCATCTTCGGCGAGGGGTTCAAGGCGCTGTCGGCCGTCACGGACACCGGGTTCGCCCCGCCGCCGGTGGAGTGGATCGACATCACGCCGCCGACGAGCGCCCTGACGCTGTCTCTGGCGGCCGGAGATACCGCACAGCTGGCCGTCCACGACAACAACGGAGCCAACCGCACGGCGGCGGCGACGTACGTCTCGTCGGCTACCGCTAAGGCGGCCGTCTCGGCGACCGGCAAGATCACCCCGGTCGCCGTCGGCACCTCCGACATCACCGCATCGTTCAGCGGCAAGTCCGACACGGTGACCGTCACCGTCGTCGCCTAGCAGCACCCCGGTCAACCCCTGGCGCCCATCCCCCGTGGGCGCCAGGGGTTTTCCATGTCCCACCCACCACAACCCAAGAGGGAAGCAAATGACAACACGAGCCAAAGTTGGCCGGTTCTACGAGATCATGGCAGAAGTGGGCGAAGCGCCCTACGTTCTGACCGCAGACATCAAGATCCCGCGCATGGGGATCGATGCCCGTGATGAGTGGCGCAAGAACACCTACCTGTTGCTGGTGCAACGTGTCTTGGACGGCAAAATTATCAACGAGCAAGGGCGGATGCCCGAGACAGTCGACTACGCCGAAAAGGTAGAACGGGCGCTGTTGGGCGAGCAGTACGACGCGTGCAAGGCGCTGTTCGCCGACAACGCCGCCGCGTGGGACAAGTTCCTCGCCGAGGTGCGCGACTACAACATGGTCGACGGCACCGAATCGGAGACTGACGCGGGAAAAGACGCGAGCGCACCGGCCGAGTAGTCGCCGTAGTCGAGGCGCACTGGCTCGCGATTCAGTGGGATTTCCAGAATGTGTTGGGAATCAACGCACTTGACTACTTCTTAGGTCTCCCCGGCCGCACCTGGACCCAGTTCCTGGAGCACTTCGACTCGATGTGTCAGGAACTGGGAACCCGGTGCTGGGAGAAAGCGGCCACCGATCCGCAGCTGCGCCGACGCGTCGAGGAAATGGACGCCGACCAGATCCGCGAGCTACGCGAACAGTCAACCAGCGAGCCGCATTACGGGTACACCCCGATCGTGCGCGAGCTGCGCAACCTGTGCGATCAGCTGATCGCAAACCGTGGGCAATCCGGTGGCGCCACTGCGCGCGATCTGAGTTTCATGCCCCGCCCCGAGATGGTGGGCGACTTGATCAACGAACGCGAATCCGAGCTAGTGCGTGCAGATCTCGACGAGACGATCGCCGAGGCACACGCCAGCTGGGAGCGCATGCAGTCCGACGAATGGGAGGTGTGGTGACCGTTTACCCGGCTGGTGATGCCTCGATCAACGTGCGGCCCAGCGTCCGCGACTTCCGTCGCGAGCTGGATGCCGATCTCAAGAAGATCGACGCCAAACTCGCCGTCGAGGTCACCCCCAACCTTGCTCAAGCACAAGCCGATCTAGCCCGGTGGCGCGAGCAAGAGGAGCGGCGCTCCAAGATCGGCGTCGATGTTCACCCGAACCTCGCGCAGGCGACAGCCGACCTGGCCCGGTTTCGCGCCAGGGAGGAAGCCGACGCGATCGACTTGCGCGTCAACATCGATCACGCCTCGATCAGAAGGGCAACGCGAGGCATCGAGGGGTTGACCTCGGCGGGTGCGAAACTATCTGCCCTCAAATGGAATGCGGGTGCGCTCGCCCTCGGCAGCCTGCCGGCCCTAGCGACGGGCCTGGCTACCGCGACGGGCGCCGCCCAAGAACTCGCGCAGGTAGCGATCGGGCTCCCCGCCATCTTCGCCGGGGTCGCATCGTCGGTCGGCACGGCGGCCATTGGCTTCAAGGGCATGGGCGAAACGCTCAAGCTGATGGACAAGGCCGAGACGACCGGTAAGGCCAAAGACATCGCGGCGGCCGCCAAGGCCCTGGAGAGTCTGGCCCCGGCAGCACAGGAAGTCACCAAGTCAACGTTTGCCCTGATCAAGGGACCATTCAAGGAACTGCAAAACCTCGTGGCGCAGAACATGTTCGACGGCATGTCTGCGGAGATGAACACGTTGGCCGACACGGCGATCCCCCGCCTGAAGGTCGGCCTAGGTGGCATCGCCACAGCGTGGAATCAGAACCTACGCCAGCTGACAAAGACGCTCGGCTCGGACTCCTCACGCGGACTGCTCGATCGCATCCTCGGCGACACCGCCAACGCACAATCGCGATTCACCAAGGCTATCGATCCCATCGTGCACGGGCTGGGCACGCTCACCGCTGGCGGAACGTCTTCACTGCCCCGACTCGCCGACGGAATCGGCAAGGCCGCAGAACGATTCGACCGATTCATCGCCGCAGCAGACGATCGCGGCGACCTCGACAAGTGGATCAACGACGGCATCACCGGCATGACCAACTTCGGCAACGCCCTGCTCAACGTGGGCAAGTCGCTGACCGCCATCACCCAGGCCGCCGGCGGCGGTGGCAGCTTCCTGGCATGGCTGGAGCGGGCTACCGGCCAGCTCGCCACATTCCTCAATAGCGCTGCCGGCCAAGAGAAACTGACTCGCTTCTTCGCTGAGGCCCGTGAGCAGCTGGAGAAGTGGGGCCCGGTCCTGCAAGGCCTTCCGGGGATATTCCAAGGTCTCTACGACGCAGCCAAGTCGTGGTCCGACCTGCTTTTGCCCGCGCTCGGAAAGATCTCGACCTACCTCGGTGAACATCCCGGCCTGATTCAAGCGGTCGCAACCGCCTTCATCGCGTGGAAGACCATCGACGGCGTTGCCTCGCTGGTGACAAGCCTGACCAGCGTCGCTGGGCTCCTCAAGAGCATTCCCGGACTACTGGGCACCGCCCAAGCGGCGGCGAGCACGGCGGGTGCGACCGCAAGTGCGGCGGCCGGCGGGACCTCCAGCATGGCCCCGGCCCTCGGTGTCGCCCTTGGTGTTCCGTTGGCGGCGTCATTGTTCATGGCCCAGGTCGGTGGGCCGAGCAAGCAAGAGGCCGACCTGACCAAGCGTGGCAATGAGAACTTCGAGGAACGCCTGGCCAAGTCGCCGTTCAAGACCGGTGGTCCCCTGCCCGCGCCGGGAACCCCGGCATACACCGAGATGCTCGAGCTGGCAGCCACGGGGCGCATCCCGGGAATCACCGCCAAGGACGGGCGCATCGTCGACGTTGGCGGCAACCCCATCCCCGGACTCAAGAACGGCGGCCCCACACCTTCCGGCAAGGGCCCCGGCCCGACCGGCGGCTGGCTAGCTGAGCTACACGACGACGAATGGGTGCTACCCGCGCCCGCCAGGGCCGCAATCGGCGACGAGGCACTCTGGGCGCTCACACAGGGCCGCTCATTCCTCGGCGGTGGGTACATCGACCCGAACGGCAACCCGGTCTCCCCCGGCGCCGCGCCCGGGCCCGGTTCTGCCGTGTCGGGTCTGGGTGACACATTCGGTAGCGCGCTTCTCGGCGGTCTCGGTCTGGGCGGTGGCCACGCCGGCAGCGCGGGCGGTCAGCGGATTACGCCCGGACTATGGGGCCTGGCGCAGGTCGGCTCGGACCCGGCTGGCCTGGAGGCGTGGGGCGGACAAACCGCCGAGTGGGCAGGCAAATTCGCGGCCAACACGCTGGGCAAGTTCGGATCCGCTCTATGGTCCGGTGCGCTGGGCATCTTCGGCCTGGAGAACTCCATTTTGTCGCCGAACAACGTGTACAACCAGGCGATTGCGAAGGCCGGCCAGTTCTACCTCGGCGACAGCGGACCATTCGCCAGCTCGGGCACCTCGGGCGATGGCACCGCAACCTCGCTGGCCGGCATGGGCACAACCTCGGCTGTATTACCGAACACCAACCGGCACGGTATGAGCGCGGCGGCGAACCGTCAATACGGCCGCTGGCCCGTCACACCGGCCGCCTCGCGTTCGCGCGCACCCAAGGGCACAGGAGCCGAACGCTGGCGCCCCATCGTGACGCGGGCACTGCAAGAGGTCGGTCCCCGGTACGGCATCACCAACATCCCGGCATGGGCCGACGCGCTCATTGGCCAGATCCAATTCGAGTCCGGTGGAAACGCCAACGCGTACAACGGCAACGACACCGACGGCAAGGGCGGGCGCCAAAAGGTCTACGGCCTCGGCCAGTTCCTCCCCTCGACGTTCAATGCGCACAACATCACCGGTGGTTCGATCAACAGCGGCGAGGCGCAGATCTACGCCATGATCGATTACGTCGCCACCAAATACGGGCAGAGCGGCGCCGGCGTCCCGAACTTCATCAACCAAGGCCACGGCTACGCCGACGGCGGCATGGTAGTGGGCCTGCCCGGCATCGACACCAACCCGGCGATGCTGACCCGCAAAGAGTGGGTCATCAAGGAGCCCAGCGCCAGCAAGTACGGCAGCGCCGCGATGGCATCGGTCAACGCTGGCACCGCCGCGATCATCCCCAACCCGCCGACCCCGCCCATGAGCGGCATGGCCGGCGGCATCAGCGGCGGCTCGCCTGTGCCCCTCTCACCGGTGCACCAGGCGCCCACCTCGGCAGCGGCGCCCGCACCGACGCCCACCCCGGCCGCGCCGCCGGCTTCCGCGCCGACTGCCCCGGCGCCGGCAGATACCGCCGCCACGGGCCCGAGTCCCGCCCCCGCAGCTGCCACCCGCCCGACGGTCGCGCCCGCACCCAGCTCGGACGACCACACCCTGCCCGCGCTCAAGCAAGGCATCACCGAGGGTGCAGCGGTCATCGGCGATCTGGCCGCCGCTGCACTGTCCTCCGGGGGCAGCATGGGCATGGGAGGCGGCGCGGCGGCCGGCGTGCTCGCCAAGGGCATGGCCACCCTCGGCGGTAAGGCCGCTGCTGGAGTCGCCAACGTCTTCTCATCGGCACTCGTGGGCAATCTCGGCGACAACACCACTGCGGGCGCATACGGCGCCCCGGTGCTCTCGGCGCCGCCGCAGCCCGCCCGACCCATCGACGCCCGAACCATGTTCGGCGACGTGTCCACCAACGACCCGCGCGATTTCGTCGAGCAGCAGCGGCTCCGCGAGCAGCAGCGCGAGCAATCGCTGAACAGCTATGTGTAGGGGAGACACGTGTCTCAATATCTGACGCTGGACATCATCGGCCGCACCGGCACCCCGTGGCGCGTGATGGGCCCTGGCCGTGGCCAACGGAACATCATCTTGTCCCCCAAGTGCATGCCGATCTTCGACCTTCCTGTCGAAACACGCTGGGTTACCAACTCATTCGGGCAGCGCTACCAGGACTACCGATTCAAGAAGCACACGTTTCCCCTGACGTTCGTGTCCTACCACTGCGATAAGTACACGTGGGCCAACGTCATTACCGAGTTCGGATGGGAATTCGACTTTGACGGAGAAACTATCCTCCGATTCACCGGGCCCGACGGTGTGCGCGACAAGTTCGTGCGCAAGGAATCGAATTCGACCGTCTTTCAGACGATGCAATGGGAGGGCCGAGACCCGTTCCTGACTGGCGCCGGTAGCGAGCAATTCACACTTTCAGCTGAATTGCCCTTCTATGTCGGCAAGCCCGTTGTGCAAGAGATGCATTCAGAAAATGCGCGTGGCTGGTTCGAGTTCGATTTCATCAACGAGGGCGACGTGCCCGACTGGGCTAGATGGACGCTCACCGAAGACGCCGACTGGGAAGTACCCGACAGCTCGTGGGGATCGCCGATGCTCGGCCGGCCCGAAGAGGACTACGGACGCACAGTACCCATCCCCGCTATCGACATCCGCGACGGCGGTCTTGAGGCCGACTCAGATCCGCGCCAACAGACCCTCATCTCCGAGAAAGCGACTCTCGTCCAAGGTCGTTGGAAAGGTCTAGATCTGCGCTACCCGCTACCGGCCGGCCTGCATGAGAAGGCCACCATCCGGTTCACGAACAACACCAACCCAGACGGTGCCCACTGCCGCCTGACCATCCCACAGTGGTACTCGCGCCCATTCTCCAAGCCGTTCAAGTTGGCGCGGTGAGCCGGCGATGATTGATGGCACCGCACTGCTCGATCGTATCGAGCGCAACGTCGCCAAGGTCCGGGCCGAACACGCCATGTACCGCATGCAGCAGAACGACATTGAGCTGTGGATCAACAAGCCCGACGGCGGCGCGGGCACCGATTTCCTGGGCCGCGTCTCGGATCAAGCCGTCATCAAACAGTCATGGCCGTGCCGCAAAAACGTTTCCTCGCAGGGCTATCTGGCGCTGCCGACCGAGCACATGATCGCCCGGTACGTGATGGCGCTGCCGAACAACCGCGAGGCGCTCAAGAACGTGGTGATCACCGTCTCGCGCTACAACGGCAAATGGCGCTGGTCGGGGCTGTTGCGCTACTGGAAACTGGAGCGCCGCAACGGCATTCTGTCGTTCGTCATCTTCTTTAACGATGACCTCCAGTACCTCCAGTATTTGCTCGTACCCCCGAACCCGGCCCTACCGTTGCCAATTTTCCAGTTCCCCAGGGAATTCTTCCTGTATGCGCCCCTGAAATGGGCAATCAGCATGACGATGCTGTTCCAATTCTTTCGGATACAAGGTCACCCATTCACGTTGCCGGACGACCCATTTGACCTCGCGCAATGGACATCGACAATCGACTGGTCGCAATGGCAATGCCACGTCAAGGCCTCACCGTTCCTGCTCGATGATTCGAGCCTGTGGGGTCCGATCGCCTCACGCATGAACGCCGCCGATGTGACGTTTGCCGACGCGCTCGACGACGCGCAGATGGTCATCACCTATCGCCGCATCCTGACCGCCCGGGGCGAGCGCGCCGACGGACTGCTCACCCCGAACGTGGCCAACGGTGCGTTGGTGTTCGAGGTACAGGACCGCTCCGGGTTCCACCTGTTCGGCGGCACGTTCCTCGATGGCACGATCGCGGCCGGATTCGCCCGCACCGCGATCACCTACGCGGACGGCTATTTCGAGGACATCCTCAACGTCGTCGCCGACGACGAGACCCTGGCGCCAGATTCCTACTACCAGAACGGATTCCTGGGCACACTCGCCGAATTCCCCTGGATATGCATCAACGACGACCAATGGCACGACTTCGATTCTGAGTTGTCGTGGTCGCCAGCGGGCCCGGTCTCGGTGGTGGTCGGTGGTGACAATCCGACCGCAGATGCTATCGCGCGCTTGGTGATTGAGTCCGTTGGAAACATGATTGGCTACTTTCTGCTGGGCGGGTTCTCCTCGGCCGGCGACATCGCGGCCGATGTCATCATGCCGTTCCTGGTCGGCACCATCGCCGCCTGGCTCGAATGGAAAAACATCGGCCGCACGCGCCAGCTCGGCTGGGTGCACCTGTTCGAGATGTACCAGTCAGGCGCCGAAAACAACGCATGGTCCGCGTCAGCCGAGGCCGCTATCCGGGGTGCGTTCACCGCAACCAAGGCCCAAACCGGCCACCGGATCAAGCTCGACGGCTCGCACTGGGTTATCCCTGGTCTGCACTTCGACACCGGCGACCGCATCGCCTCGACACACGCCGAGCTACTGCGGATTGGCATCGATGCGATGTTCGTCGATCAGGTCGAGGAAATGGTCAACGCGGGCGACAACAGCGCCGGTCAACCCCTGACCTGGGAAGTGGTCATTGGCCTGAACAAGGCCGCCATGAGCCAAGGCGAACGCAACGCGCGAGCCATCAAAAAGATGCTGGCCACGATTCAGAACATTGGAGTGCACCTCATCTCATGACCCAAGAACCCTTGCAAGAGCGCGTAGTCGAGGTATCCGACCGCGACACCACCGTGGCCAAACTCATCGACGCCCTGGCCGTGCTCAAGACCGGACGCAATAACGGCGAGGAAACCATCGGCCTGCTCGCCCCGATGCGCCGCGCGGCGGCCGAGGGTCTGGCAGATCTGGGGTTCCGGTTCGTCGAGGCGGTCGCGACACAGCGCGTCGTGCCGCCTAAGCCGAGCTGGCTCGGACCGCACGCGGTCGGGCACACAGCTGCGCTCGATCCCGAGGCCGCAGCCGCAGCCCTCGATGAGTTCCACCCGGACCTCGCCGAGCGGATCCGGGGCGCCAAGAGCGACGAGCAGCGCGCCGCCTTGCGCGCCGAATTGGCGCCGACCGTGACTGACACCCTGCGCACGGCGATCGATCTGGATACCGCCGTGGGAGACCTACGCACACAAGGCCGTCACGACACCGCCAAGGCACGCGAGCGCGCCGAGGCCCAACAGCGCGGAGAAGAGGAACCATGCTAGGTGCCAAGACCAGGCTCGACACCCTCGTGTTGTCCGAGGGGCAGACGTGGGTCGCATCGTTTTTCCCCGAGCCCGGTACCGCGTTCGGCCCCGGCACGACGGCCGAGTGCATCCTCACCGATCCGGCCGGGGTGGTGCTGGCCACCTGGACCCCGGCAGCGGTCAGCGACATGCGTATCGATTTCATCGTTCAGCCCGACGAGCACGACGCGATTCCGCACGGCGCCTACTACCGCGTGGTCGCGCATCTGCCCGCGTCGGGACCGCGCCCCCCGATCGACCGCAACCTTTCGCGCGGCAGTGTGGTGCGTGACGATAACCCCAGTCCCCTTGCCGCCCCACGCAAGACCGAGATAGCGCTCACGTACATCGATCAGCCCGACCTGGCCGCCGGGGTGAATCCGAACTGGGTGCGCGTCGGCGGGTGGGGCAAGCTCAAGGTCTGGGACAACTCCGCACAGCACCTACCGCCCGGGTTGGCCGCCGACTTCATTCTGTTCGACAAGACGGCGGCGCGCTGGCGTGGTCAGGTGGCCACCGATGCGGTCAAGCTGGAGGTCTCCACCATCCTCGGGTTGGTCAACGCCGGCAAGACGACGGTCGGTGTCTGCTCGAACCAACACATGACCTCATGGGTCGGGTTCCAGATGGAAACCGGCGCGGTGAACAACCGACTGAGCATCGTCACCGCCACCGGCCCCACGTCCTACAACCTGGTCGCCAGCGTGAACAACGTGCTGCACGACAACGATCGCTACACCCTGATCTATGACCCGATCGCCGATAAGTACCTGGCGTACAAGTCCTCTGATTTCAGCGCGCCGGTGCTGCAATGGACCGACGAGGATCACTCGACACCGCACGGTAACGGCTACCGGTATCCGTGCGTGCTGTTTGAATCCTCCCTGCTGAGTACCGGCGTGCAGCTGGGTGGCTGGGCGGTCAAGGACAACTAGGTGACAACCCCAAGCGGCCCCGGGGGTTTCAACCCCACCGACCGATTCGGCGTCACCGGCACCGACGGCTCTGTCGGCGATCTCGTACTGCGAACCCAACCGACGATCGTCGGGATACTCAAGGAACGCGCCAAGGCCAGCCCCGGATGGACGCCGCTTAACCAGCAGTTCGTGCAGGCCCTTGTCCACTGGCTCGGTGACCTGTTCAACCTGCCCGATGCGGTCGAGCAGGATCTCATCGACTTCTTTACCGGCAAATGGGACTTGCTCGAAGCGATCCGCAAGGCGCTACAAGGCATCGACCTAACCAACCCCGGCGCCGTGCTCAACGCCATTCTGGAGGCCGCCGGCAAGGCGCTTGGCTTCCCGGGTGTGCTCTCAATCTCCCGAATCGCCAACATCATTCAAGACTTGATCAACGGCGCGGGCGAGTTCCTAACCGCCGAGAGTGTCGAAGACAACCCGTTCTTTCAATGGGATTCGGTGATGCCCGGGTTCATCTCGGGTGGCTCGATCCGCGCGAGCGCCAACGGCACGCAGCAGGTATTGCGCACCGAGCCTTTCCAGGTATTCCCCGGCCAAACACTGGAACTGCGCGCCGCATCGCAATGGACCGGCGCCAGCGCAACCGCCGGCTCGAATCCCGTCAAGGTCGGATTCACCCCGTTCGACGCGGCAGGCAATCCGCTGGCCGATGTCATTCGCGGTTCGCTGCAACCATCCGGTGATCATGGCTGGCAATGGATTCCGGTCGCCGACAAATGGCCCGTGCCCACCGGCGTGAAATATGTTTCGCAGCTGCTCATCCTCGATAGCGGGGCGACCGCCGGGACGTTCCGGTTCTCGAATGCCTCCGCGTGGGCGTCGAACCTGCTCGACCTCGGGCTGGTCAAAGATCTGCGCGAGATGGTCGACGCCATCGGCGGGACGGTGAATTCCGAGGCAGCCAACATCGAGGCCCGCCTACAGGCCATTACCGCTGACGGCAAGATCACCGCCTCGGAGATCGTGGGCTTGATCCAACAGGCCCAAGTCTCGGGACTGGCGATCATGCAAACGGTCATCAATCAGATTCTCGACATTCTCAACGGCAACATCGTGACCCCGATCAACTCACTGGTACAGGGCGTCAAGGACTGGTTTGGCCTGAATCAAAACAAGACTCAGAAATTGACCAGCGGCGGCGGCTTGAGCACGGCCGATGTGGTCGGCACGTTCGACATGAGCCGGGTCGATGATCTTGTCGATAACCTCGGCAACATTCTGTCTGGGGTCAAGGACGGCGCCGACGG